ATGAGGCCAGTGGTGTGCCTGAGAAGGTGTTTGAGGCTGCTGCTGGATCAATGTCGGGCCACAACGCGACCACAATACTTTTGTCTAACCCGACCAGATCCAGCGGAACGTTTTACGAAAGCCAGACAAAGATGGCATCTAGCTGGTGGACGCGTCGTTGGTCATGCGTGGATAGCCCGCTTGTGTCGGAAGAGTTTGTTGACGAGATGCGCGTGAGATATGGCGAGCAATCTAACGCGTTTTTGATAAGGGTCATGGGTGACTTTCCTCTTGCCGACGATGATACGATTGTGCCGTATCATTTGGTGGAGAGTGCCATGAAGCGTGATATTGAGCTTGCGCCGAATGCAAAGACTGTGTGGGCCATAGATCCGGCAAGATTTGGTAGCGACAGGACGGCGTTTTGTAAACGTGAGTCTAATGTTATAACGGAAGTTAAATCGTGGCAGGGTTTGGATCTTATGCAGACCGTGGGCAGGGTAATGGCTGAGTATGAGGCGTTGCCGCCCAGCCAGCAGCCTGATGAAATACTTGTGGATAGCATTGGCGTTGGCGCTGGTGTGGTTGATAGGTTGCGTGAGCTAGGCGCGCCTGTGCGTGGTGTGAATGTTGCCGAGGCTCCCAGCATGGGAGAGACGTATAATAATTTGCGTACTGAGCTGTGGTTTAAGACAAAGGCGTGGCTAGAGGATCGTTCGTGTAAGCTGCCGGAAGATGATGATTTGCGGGCTGATCTGACTGCCATACGGTATAGTTTTACCTCGTCCGGCAAGATGCAAGCCGAGAGCAAAGATAGCATGCGCAAGCGTGGCTTGCGTTCGCCGGATTTAGCTGATGCTGTTTGTTTGACTATGGCGTCAGAAGCGGCAACTGCATTGTCAGGCCCGATGCTGTCTTGGCGCGGCGCGATACGCAGGAATTTGCGCGGTATAGCCTAATCTCGCTCAATATGTTACGCTGCGCGTAATTTATGGAGATTATGATGCCTAAAGTTGGTTCAAAGCACTACGCATATACGCCTAAAGGTATGGCGAAAGCCAAGGCCGCTGCCAAGAAGTCTGGCAAGAAGGTGTCATACGCGAAGAAGAAGAAGTGATGTGGACGGCGCTGCTTTTGCTTTGCAGCGTTGAGGGTAATTGCTTTTCGTTTGGCAGCCCCGTGATGCAGAGCGAGAGCCAGTGCATACAGTCCATACCGAGCGGCTTAGAATATGCGCGGCAGATGTTTCCTGCATATCGCGCAACAGATTATCAATGCGTCCAGTGGGGCGAAGGAGCATAGGATGCCGAAGAAGGGTTTATACGCTAATATCCACGCAAAACGTAAGCGCATTGCTGCTGGGTCTGGCGAAAAGATGCGCAAGGTAGGCAGCAAGGGCGCGCCTACCGCAAAGGCATTTAAGAAATCAGCTAAGACAGCAAAGAAGAAATAGCATGGCAGATAAATTTTTAGACTTCATTGATATGATTGACGGCGGTGGCGCTGGCACAATGGGCGATAAGTTTGAGGGCGGCGGTATATTCTCTATGCTGGCCAATGCTCTTGCAACTCCATATGGGTCAGAGGATGATGAGCGTAAGCGCCGCGTGCTTCAGATGCGTGGCTTGCTTGCGCCGGATGAAAGCATTGCGCCAAGCGCTGCCCCACGTCCTACAGTGACACGCGGTGGTGGTGCTGGTCAGGCACAATCCGTTGCAGCGCCTGCGCCGAGTTATGCGAACATGCCGATGGGCGAGATGGGCCGTGGTGGTATGCCTGCCGCACCAAGCATGACTTTTGGGAATATCCCTGTTGGCGGTGGTATGCCTGCTGCGCCTGCGCAGAATATGGTTAGACCAGAAATGCCTGCGTCCGGTATGCCTGCTGCTGCGCAAAATATGGTTAGACCAGAAATGCCTGCGTCTGGTATGCCTGCTGCTGGCGCAGATCCAGAGTTTGCGCAATTTATGGAGCGTGCAAAGCAAGACCCTATGATGTCTCAGTTTATCGATAACGCAGATGTGATGCGCAACATATTTAAGATGTATAAGCAGCAGCTTTCAGCGGGCAGAATGTACTAATGCCCCGCACCAAGTCAGAGAAAATAGCAGCAGCCAAGAAGCGCCACGGGTTTACAGCGGTGAATAAACCTAGACGTGGCGGGCCAAAGAAGTTTGAAGTGCTGGCGGTTGAGGGTGACACGGTGAAGAAAATTAACTTTGGCGACCCAAATATGTCTATCAAGAAGGATCAGCCCAAGCGCAAGGCATCATACTGCGCAAGGTCGGGCGGGATTAAGGGTAAGTCAAGCAAACTAAGCGCCAACTATTGGTCGCGCAAAGCATGGGATTGTTAGATGGCAATTACAACATACGCAGAGCTGCAATCCAGCATCGCTGACTTTCTGAACCGCGATGACTTAACCAGCACAATCCCCACGTTTATTTCGCTGGCCGAGGCAAACTTTAATCGCACCGTGCGTCATTGGCGTATGGAAAAGCGCAGCACGGCGATTGTAAGCGCGCAATACACCGGCCTGCCCTCTGATTTTTTAGAGCCGCTACGGTTTAGCATTACGAGCGGCACGACCAGACGCCTTGAGTTGCTTAGCCAAGCGCAAATGCTTGATCGCCGTCAGGATAGCCACAACGTTACGGGAGATCCTAGATATTACGCAATGACGGACGGCTCAATTGAATTGTTGCCGACCCCCGCTGCTGATCGCACGCTGGAGATGGTGTATTATGGCAGCCCGCCATCATTAAGCGGCAGCAATACAAGCAACTGGCTTTTAACTTACTACCCCGATGCGTATCTATACGGCGCATTGGTTCACAGCGCACCATATCTTGCCGATGATAATCGAATACAAGTTTGGGCGGCATTGCTGCAGAGTGCCATAGATGGTATAAACGCAGATAGCGAAAAGGCCACATATGGTGGAGTTGGCCATAAAATGAAGATTAGGAGTTACTAAAATGGCGACGTTAAATGATAGGGTACTAGATAACGGTTTGACCGTTTTGGATACCGAAGCAAATAGAGTTGATATTTGCTCATCTGAGCCAACCACATATGCCGCTGCAACAAGCACTCTGACGCTTGGCAATGAAACCAGCATAAGTATATCAGCCCCCGCTGATGCCTCGCCAAACGGGCGTAAGGTTACGCTGGCAGCGATTGCTGGCGCGACTGTAACCGGCACTGGCACGGCAACGCACTATGCGATTACCGACACCGGCAACAGCCGCTTGCTTGCTACTGGATCTCTATCGTCATCACAGGCTGTCACCGCTGGCAACACATTCTCTTTAACTGCATCCGACATCCGCATTCCAGATCCAGCATAAGGGCTAAACAATGGCCGTTCTGAAAAATAGGGCAAAGATGACCACTTCCAGCACTGGAACTGGAACCATTACTCTGGGCAGCGCTGAGACTGGATATCAATCTTTTGCTGATGCGGGAGTAGCTAATAGTGATGTAGTTCGCTATGTTATTGAGGATGGTAATGATTTTGAAATAGGCACAGGCACCTATACAGCCTCTGGCACTACGCTGTCACGCACGGTAAGCGAAAGCAGTAACTCTGGCGCTGCATTGAATTTAAGCGGATCAGCGACTGTATTTATTACCGCTGCCGCAGAAGACTTACCTAATCTTTATGCTGACAATCCTGTTTCTGCTGTTGCTCCTACAGCAAGTGGAAATAATGCGGTAGCAATAGGCGAGGAATCTACAGCGAGTGGAACAGATTCTATTTCGCTTGGCTCTGATAGTGACGCAACTCAAACTGAGTCATCCGCTTTAGGTAAGTTTGCTCAAGCCACAGGAAGCGGTTCAGTTTCCCTTGGTGCTAGGTCAGTCGCAAGTGGTCAGTTCTCAGTTGCCCTTGGTGGATACACAGATGCGACCAGTACCAACTCAATAGCGATTGGTTATGCCGCTCAAGCTGTTACTGGCAGTGGGGCTACTGCGATTGGTAATTCTTACGCCTCTGGAGCAGACAGCTTTGCGGCGGTTATAGATAACAACACCGCAAGCTACGGTGCAACCCAAACCAGTTCAATCGCCCTCGGCTCATTAGCAAAAGTCACTCAAGGCTATTCTGTCGGAATTGGACGCCTCGCCACAGCAACGGGAAGTTGGGCATACGCCCTCGGCCAAGGAACAACGGCGAGTGGAACACCGTCACATGTGTTGGGCCACAACTCAAGCGCCTCTGCTAACAATTCGATTTCAATTGGCTCAAGCGTTGCAAACAGTACGGCCAACCAAATTGCAATCGGCGGCTCAAGTCAGCAACTGAAGATATCGTCTGCCTACACTCTGCCAACTTCAGATGGTACAGTTAACCAAGTCTTAACAACAGATGGTTCTGGTGCCGTTACTTTTGCAGATGCTGGTGGTGGTGGTGGGGCAGATCTTTATGTTGCTAATGAAAGTAGCCCTGCCGCACAGCCCACAGCAGCAGGTGCGAATGCTATTGGGATTGGTGATACTGCACAGGCCGCAGGTGCTGACGGGGTAGCTATTGGCCTTCAATCATATGCTAGGGCGCAATCTGCACTTGGGTTATTTGGTGATGCTCAAAACGTTGAAAGCGTTTCAATTGGTAAAAACTCTGCAGCAACAGCAGATGGCGCTGTTCAATTAGGTCGTAATGGTTACGCCACTGCTGTAGATGCAGTTAGCCTTGGTAAATCAAGAGCATCAGGAGCTTCATCTTTTGCCGCTGCGATTTCAAACAACGGCTCAACCTATGGTGCTACTGGTTCGCAAAGCATGTCTATCGGGCAGTTTACGAGAGCAACCTCTTCGGGGGCCGCTGCTTTTGGTGGGGCATTTGCAAATGCTAGTGGTTCTCAGTCACTTGCTATTGGTCGCAATGTTTTAGCCCAGCAGCAAGCATCTGTTGCACTGGGTCAACAGTCTTTATCAGCCGTAGCAGGTAAGTTTGCTTATTCTAGCACTAATTTCTCTGCAACGGGAGATAGCCAACACGGTATGTGTGTTCTTCGTCAATCAACAACTAACGGCGATCCAAAAGTTATGTTGACAGACAACCCTGCCGCAGCCGTTTCTGCAATAAACCAAGTCATCCTACCCAACAACTCTGCCTATGCATTCCACGGCACTATCGTAGCTCGCCAGCAAGCGGCTGATGGAACAGCTTGTGCAGCTTGGAAGGTTGAAGGTTTAATCCGCAGAGAAGGTTCGGCAGGCACAACAGTCTTAGTAAACAGCGCAACTACCGTCTTAGATAACACGCCGTCATGGGGCATGGCCTTATCCGCTGACACTACAAACGGTGGTCTAGCAATCACAGTAACTGGTGCAGCATCAACAGACATCAGGTGGGTGGCTACGATCCACACATCTGAAGTAACTTATGCCTAAAGGAGAAACCAATGGCCATTCAGAACAACATCGCAGAAGGTGCCTCACAATATGGCATCGCCTTTAATAATGCATATTACCGCATCGTTACAG